GCTCAGGCTCTACGTCAGAAATGACAAGGGCAGGACCAAGGCATTCAACACGCGAAAAGTCAACCGGGGGCGCAAGTCTTACTTGCTTGGAGACACCAACCAATCCCCATCTGTGAACACAATCAGAAAACTGGTTGAGTTTGGAAGCGACTTTGAAGAGGTCACAGATAGCCACCCAGTTACTGATCTGCTCAGTAAGGCAAACCCGCATTTCAATGGGTTTGACTTGACTACTCTGCGGATTCTATATGGTGAACTGACCGGCAATGCATACATATCGGTTATATGTGATGAGCGGCTGGGCATACCTACAGAACTGTGGCCGATGCCATCGCAGTGGACATATGTGAATCCAGACCGTGATGGGTTTATCAAGTCTTATACGTATGGCGCACCGGGCAACGAAGACTTGGAGTTTATGCCTGATGAAGTCATCCACTTCAGGCGGCCCAATCCAAACGATTTGTTTTACGGGATGGGCAAGGTTGAAGCCGCATGGGGAACTATCAACGTAAACCAAGCCATCCACGAAATGGATCAGGCCACATTCTCAAACATGGCAAGGCCGGATTACGCGGTGATTGTCAAGAATGGCGCAACCACTCAATCGCTTGAACGGTTTGAGTCATATGTACAAGAGC